TTCTGCTAAAACAATTAGCAAGAACATACGTAAGCTGAAGAAAGAAGGTAAGCCGCAACGTCAGGCGGTAGCTATCGCTCTTTCTTCGGCTGGTAAATCCAAAAAGAATCCTATGGCCAAAAGTCTGCAAGGCAAACAATTTGGTCCTAAGATTGTCAAACCTAAAAAGGGCAAAGGTTCTTATACTCGTAAGAATACAAGAACCTATGCCGCTGGTCAAAGCATTGGTAGTAAACCAAAGTCTACGGTAAACAAAGCTAATAACTATACTAAACCTGCTCTTCGTAAACGTCTTGTAGCCGAAGCTAAAGCAAGTAACAAGGGTGGTAGGCCGGGACAGTGGTCAGCCCGTAAAGCACAGATGGTTGCTAAAAAATATAAGCAGCTTGGTGGCGGGTATAAAAGCTAATGGAAAAACAAATTGTAGGAGCATTGATGGCATTGCTTATGGCACTTGCCGCATGGAACATGAAAACTGTAAATGATTTGCAACTTGAAATGCGGGAAGTTATGGTAGGACATGCCACTGCAAAAGACATCGAAGAACTCCGTCAAGATGTTTTGCGTTTACAATGGGTATTACATGACAAGGCTGTAGATAAATGAAATGAAACACGTTTTTCTCCTGTTCGTCTTTCTTGGCATAGGAGAAGACAAACGTCAGGTCAGTAAAGATATGTATTTTCGTGACTTGAATGATTGTGTTTGGTATGCACAAAAACTTCATAAACAGGGTAAGAATATCACAGCATATTGTTTGCCCAAGTTAGTAGACAAAGATATGGAGACTTATTAATGCTTGCCGAACTCGCCGCAGCTAATGCAGCTTTTTCCGTTTTAAAACAATGCGTTAGTAACGGAAAGGAACTAGTTTCTGCAGGAAACGCAATCGCAGAGTTTGTAGGGGCAAAAGAAACTTTACAACGTAAGGTTAATAAAAAAGGTGGTAGTTCTGATTTGGTCGAATTCATGGCCTTAGAAGAACTAAAAAACAAAGAAGAAGAATTAAAAACTTTAATGATTTATGCTGGTCGTCCCGGTCTGTGGAGTGACTGGCAGAAGTTTCAGGCAAAGGCTCGTGTAGCACGGCGTGAAGCAGAAGAAGAGCGTAAAAGAAAAATTGCAAAAACTATAGAGTTGGTTATTGCTTCTATTGTTGTTTTTGGATTTGCTAGTGTTCTAGTTGGTGGTCTTCTTTTAATTCTTCATGTACAGGGCAGGTTGTGAACACTTTTATTTAATGATATAATAAGGATAACAAATGGCTAGAAAAGTACCTAAGAAACCTAAGACTGGATTAAAAAAAGAACAAAGGAGTTTACGGGATTGGACAAAACAGGATTGGAGAACCAAGAGTGGTAAGCCATCAACTCAAGGTCCAAAAGCAACCGGAGAGCGTTACCTACCAGCTAAAGCGATCAAAGCATTATCCGCAAAAGAATATGCGAAGACTACGGCAGCTAAAAGAAAGGGATCAAAGCAGGGAAAACAATTCGTTAAGCAGCCTAAGACTATCGCACGTAAGGTAAAAAGGTACAGGAGAACTAAGTAATGCCTACAAAAAGTAAATATCCGGGCGTAACTCGTTTACCATCAGGGGGAATTAAATATCGTGGTCAAACTTTTGCAGGGTTTAACAAACCTAAAAGATCGAATCGTCCAGAAAAAAAGGGAATGGTTCTCGCTAAGGACGGAGACACAATTAAACTTATTCACTTCGGAGCAAAGGGGTATGGTCACAACTATTCTCCTACGGCTCGTAAGTCCTTTAAATCACGCCATGCAAGAAATATCAGTAAGGGCAAGCTTAGTGCTGCTTATTGGGCCGATAAAGTATTATGGGCTGGACCGGGCAAATCTAAAAAGTCTCCACCAAAAAGTCAGAAACATAAAAAGTATGGTAAAGGATAAGTAATATGGCTGGTAGTATTATTAAAATGGCTGCAAAAGGTCTTGCTAAAAAATCTCTTCGGTCTAAGTCTAAAACAAAACAAGCTAAAGAAGGTATGGGTACTTCCAGCAAGTACCGTGTTGAATCTGCCACTCGTTCTAAAAGAGCATCGGGTGTAGCTGGACAACTTCGTTCTGATGAGCAAAAACTTAGAAATCTAAAAGATGCTAGTAAAAAAGCAACTAACTCTAAAGATAAAGCAGACCTTAACGAAAAAATTCAAATTCTTACAAACAAAATTAACAACATGAAAAAACGATTCAATCTTAAAAGTAAGGGTGGTTCTATGAAAAAGTATGAAAAGGGCGGTAAAATTTCTAAACCTATGAGCAAGAAGGAAGCCTTTGCTCAACACCGCAGGAGCACCGGACGCTATCATATGGCTGATCCACTGCATCCAATGAATGCAGAGCGTGTGTCTAAACTGGAACCTATTAAGCCACGTAATAAAAGCTTGGCTCGTCGTAAGTCAGGTGGCAAAGTTGGATCAGGTTATAACAGGCTTTATTAATGGCTATAAGTCGCTCATCAGTTGGACAACAGATTACAAAGCCCGGACGCAAAAGAAAAAAACCCAAAGTCAATATATCTGGCCTATTAAAAAAACATCGTACTGGCAAGAGCATTGGCGCAACAAATTTAGCCCGATTGAAAGCACGTGGACTTGTGGCAAGGACATCTGGAAAATACAAGGGCAAGAAAAAAGATTTAGGAAATAGGGGTAAATCGTAATGGCTAAAGGAATGCTTCATTTTACAAAAACAGGAGTTCCATATAAAGGTTCTGTTCATAAAATGTCTGATGGCAGTATACATACTGGAAAAACACATACTAAAACTTCTAAACCAGTAGTTCATTTTAAAGATTTATCTGCAACAGCAAAAAACAAAGCTGGTCAAAAAATGGCGGTTATGTTAGCAAAGGGTAAATAAAATGGCTAGTTCAGGCACATATAACTTCTCAATGGACATTGACGAAGTAATTCAAGAAGCAATGGAGATGATTGGTGGCGAAGAAACTCTCGGCCACGAGCCTAAGTCTGCTCGTCGTTCCATTAATCTTATGTTGCAAGACTGGCAAAACCGTGGCATTGCTCTGTGGTCTATTGGTACATCTACTGTATCCATGACAACCAGCGTAACTGCATATGCCTTTAGCAGCGCAACTGTAGACGTTCTTGAAGCTGTGCATAGCCGTGACAGCCGGGATATCCAGCTTGAACGTATTTCTATGGAAGAGTATCTCAAGATTCCTAACAAAAGCCAAACAGGTCGTACTACCCAGTATGCTATTCGCAATGGCCGTGACTTTCCTACTATGTATGTTTGGCCTATTCCTGAAAACTCCACTGACACAATTAAAGTTGAACTGTTTACTTATCTCCAAGATGTAAACAAGTCTGCTATTGAAACTGCAGATGTATCTCGTAAGTTTCTTCCTTGCTTGACTGCCGGTCTTGCTTATAATATGGGCATGAAGCGTCCCGGTGTAGACATGAATCGTATTGGTATGCTCAAGGCAGAGTACGAAGAACGTATGGAACGTGCAATGGAACAGGACAGGGAGCGAACAAATCTTTTGATTAAGCCAAGGATTATGGTATAATGTCAGGAAGAAAAAATGTTTTTGGCATTTGTGATACGTGTGGTTTTCGTTACAAGCTAAATCAACTCCGTAAAAATAGTTATGGCATGATGGTTTGTCCTACTGATTATGACGGTCAGTACGATTTGAAAAACCATCCACAGAATAAAACACCTGATGTGGGTGAGCGTTACTTTATCAAAAATGCTCGTCCAGAAAATAACAATGATAGAAATATAACGTGGGCAAATGCAACCACAGAGTGGCAAAACGAAACTAGTTATTGGAATTTAGTATAATGTCAGATTTAACCGGAAAAACTATTGCTTCCACTTACAAAGACTTGCTTCAAGTTAATGCAAGTTCAACTAATGGTGGACTTGACGGCACTGTTCGGACTATCCAAGATGGTCAGGGAACTAACTCAGCACTCCAACTTTCTCAGAGTGCTGTAAATATTAACGGCACCCTTGAACTTAACGGTACTGCCATTACCAAGACTGCAGAAGAAATCAACGCCATTACAGATATTTCTACACTTACTGGTATTGCTGCTGGTGATGCTGGTACAATTTATGGCCGTACTCTGACAGCATCTACTGGTGTTTCTATTACAAATGCAGACGGTACTGCAGGTAATCCAACATTTAGTCTGGCAGCTACAAGTGTATCTGCTGGTACATATGCAGGTCAAACAACTTCTTTTGATATAGACGCAACTGGACGTATTACTGGTACAAACACAACTGATACCGTTTCTGTAGGTAACGTAAATACAGTTAACCTTAGTGCCACCACTGCAAACTTTTCCGGTAATGTTTCTGTTGGTGGTTCCTTTACTGCTTCAGGTGCGCTGAACCCGTCGAGTGTTTCTACTACTGGCGGTATTACAGCAAACAATATTAATGTAAGTGCTGTCGATGCTGGAATTATTACTGTATCCGGTACTGTTAGCGCATCTGCTTTTTATGGTGATGGTTCTAATCTGACTGGCATTGTAGCTACATCGGCTACCAATGCAAGCTATGCAGCTTCTGCTGGTGAAGCAGCGGTTGCTGTAAGTGCAAACCACGCAACAAGCGCAAACACTGCTTTGTTTGCTGGCTCGGCTACAAACGCCACTAATGCAGTGTCTGCAGTATTTGCATCCAGCGCAACCAATGCTACCAATGCTGTGTCTGCAGTATTTGCAAGCAGTGCTACAAACGCAACAAACGCAATCAATGTTGATTATG